ATCAACATAGCAAAAAACATGCTAGGCTAATCGTATGTCAATACGAATACCAAAATTAGATACAAAAATTAAAACAACAAGCAATACGTCTACTACTACAAGACGTTACAAAGCTCCTACCCGTTCACAATTGATGAAAAAATATGCAACCTTGAAAAAAAATAGAAAAGGAACAACTTTAGATAAGAATTTACAAGCAACTTTAATTAAAAACGTCTTACAAAACACAAAAAAGGGCTAAAAAATGAACAAAAAACAAAAAAAAGTCGAAAAAGTGATGAGAGAATTTAAAAATAAGAAGTTAAATATTGGTAAATCAAAGAAAAAGGTGAAAAATCGCAAACAAGCTATTGCTATCGCTTTATCAGAGGCGGGAATGTCTAAAAAAAAGTAATGTCAGAGATTAAATTAAAAAAATATATGGATGATTTATCAACTTATATAAATCGACCTTCTTTAACAGAAGAAGAACGTATTATTATGGCAACTGCCATGCTTTATACCACCCGAATTATCTATGAAGAAAATTATGGCTCTGAAATGGCCATTAATTTAATTGACACCATAGGTGGTGGCAAGGTAGACTACGTAAAACCGACAAAACATTAAGAGGTAATAAAAATGAAAGACAAAAGTATAGACAAAGGTCAGTATCAAATGACAGATAAGTCGAAAGTGCCTTTTAAATGTGCACCTACTGATCCTTCTAAATCTAAGACACAGGGACAGTATGCTGTTCAGGTTAAGAAAGTTCCTTTTAAGGGGGTATTTTAATGGATAAAGTTAAAAATATTATCGTAGACCTTTGGGAAAATCATCCAAAGAAAAAGATTTTTATCTATGGTCTTATTATTGGTCTGATAGCCGCTCAATACATTTAATCAAAACATGATTTGGAATTTGCTTGGTACTGTCGCTAAAGGTGCTATTGATGTTATCAAAACAAAAACAGAAACGAAAAAGCTTATGGCAGAAGCTGAGCAAACTCACATTCGTAAAATGGCTGAAGGTGAAATTGAATATGCCATCGCTTCCCAAAAGAATATGCAAAACTCGTGGCGTGACGAATGGTTTACGATCATTCTCTCTATTCCACTCCTTATAGTTTTTGGTGCTATCTTTTTTGGAAAATATGAATGGATTGATAAATTAAAAGAAGGGTTTCAAACTTTAGATAGTTTACCTGATTGGTATATCTGGGCTTTGATGGCAGCGATTGCTTCATCATTTGGTCTAAAGGTAACTGATCTTGCTATCAAGAAATTTAAAAAATAATGTGTCAAGGTTGCGATTGTGCAGATGATTGTCCCAATAAAACAAAAATGTTAGATAAATGTCGTAAGTGTGATTGTATTTGTCACGCAGGAACTACTTGTAATTGTGAGTGTGCTATTTGTGAATGCTTAGAATGTTTAAAAAGATATGAAGAAGCAAACAACAGGTAGTGCTATTGAACATGTAGTCAAAAAGACTACAATAGGTGATGGAAGAATTAGTACGGCAACCATGAATAAACAAAAACGAAGAAATTTTAAAAAGTACAGAGGGCAAGGAAGATGACCAAAAAGAAATCTACTGTTAATAAAGCAGGTAATTATACAAAACCTTCCATGAGAAAAAGTTTATTTAATAAAATCAAAGCAGGGAGTAAAGGAGGCAAGCCAGGACAATGGAGTGCTCGTAAAGCTCAATTACTTGCTTCTGAATATAAGAAAAAAGGAGGCGGTTATCGAAACTAATGCCTCTCAAAAAACCACAACAAAGTTTAAAGGACTGGGGTAAACAGAAATGGCGTACCTCGTCTGGAAAACCCTCTAAGGGAAAAAGAAGGTATCTTCCTGACGCAGCCTGGAAGTCACTTTCTTCAGGAGAAAAAGCTGCAACAAACAGAGCGAAAGCAAAAGGTAACAAGAAAGGAAAACAATTTGTTAAACAACCTAAAAATATTGCTAAGAAAACTGCTAGGTTTAGATAAACCACAACAAGACGAACACGAAGACAAAAAGAATTGGGGAATATAATGATTAAAATTACAGATTCATTGCGTGAAAGAATTCGCATTCATGAGGGTTGTGTTTTAGAACCTTATGAGGACAGCCTAGGAAAACTCACTGTGGGTATTGGACATTTAGTAAAAGCCCATGAAAGAAAACGATTTCAAAAAGGAGTTAAAATTACACAAGAAGAAGCGGATGAATTATTTGATATTGATTTAAATAGAGCTGCCGCTGGTGCTGATGAACTTATTGAAAAGAAAATAGGGGATCATAATTTATTGCCTCAGGTTGTGCAGGAAGTTTTGGTTGAAATGGTTTTTCAATTAGGAAAGACAGGTGTTAAACAGTTTCGTAACATGTGGGCTAGTCTAAAAGAAAAAGATGGAAAAATGGCAGCAATGCACATGAAAGATTCCAGATGGCACAAGCAAACAAAAAAAAGATGTGAATCTCTTGCAAAAATTGTAGCGACAGCACAATGGATGTAATTAAAGTAACAGATCATCTTAGAAAGATCTTGAAAGTTAGGCAAAATGACATTAGTTTATACCTAACCTCAGGTGTTAAAGATTGGGAAGATTATAAACACATGGTAGGTAAATACCATGCTTACAACGAAATCTTAAATGAAATTAATTCGTTGCTAAAAAGAATGGAGCATGACGATGAAGGACTCGATAATTGAGAAACTTCCGAAACCCACAGGGTGGAGAATTTTAGTTCTTCCCTATAAAAGAAAAGAGAAAACCAAAGGTGGTATAATTCTCACAGATCAATCTCTAGAAGAATCGCAAGTAGCTAGTAGCATCGGTTTAGTTTTAAAAGTTGGACCTGATGCCTATAAAGACAAAGATAGATTTCCTAATGGACCTTGGTGCAAGGAAAAAGATTTTGTTGTCTTTGGTAAATATGCAGGTTCAAGAATCAAGATTGAAGATGGAGAAGTTAGACTAATGAATGACGATGAAATCTTAGCAGTGGTTAATGATCCTGAAGATTTCCTAAACATGTAAGGAGGCTGACATGCTAGAAGAAAAAAATATGCCTGTTGATACCGATGAAAGTGTTGAAGTAACCTTAGAGGATAATCAACAACCCATACAAAATACGGAAGCAGAAAAAGTTGAAGTTGCTGAACAAGAATCTCCCAGAATGGAAGAGGAGACAGAACAATACTCTGCCAAAGTAAAAGCAAGAATCGATAAACTAACAAAGAGATTAAGAGAAGCAGAAAGACGTGAAGAGTCTGCTTTAGCTTATGCTCAAGGAGTACAAAAAGAAGCTCAAGATATTAAATCTAAATATGAAACTTTAGATAAAAATTATATTGATGAGTTTGGTACTCGTGTCGAGAATCAATTAGACTTAGCAAAAAATAAGTTAAAAAATGCTATTGCTCAAAGAGATGTGGAATCACAGATTGAAGCTAATCAAGAGATAGCAAGATTAACCATTGATGCAGAAAGAATTAAATATTCTAAGCAGATTCAAGAACAAAATAAAGCTAAAGAAACGGCTAATAATCAACAACAAATCAATAATCAACAATATCAACCTAGACCGAAAGCCGATCCAAAGGCAGTAGAGTGGGCTGAAAAGAATGAATGGTTTGGTAATGATGAAGTCATGACGGATGCTGCTAAGGCCATTCATCGAACATTAGTGTTGCAGGAAAAGATTGATCCTACTAGTGATTTATACTATGATGAATTGGATAAAAGAGTTCGTGAATATTTCCCTCATAAGTTTAATCAGGGAAATTCAGAGACAACAAAGTTCGCTCAGCCTGTTGCCTCTGCTACACGCAGTACAAAAACCTCTGGGCGTAGGACAGTCAAGTTGTCCCCTTCTCAAGCTGCAATGGCAAGGAGATTAGGAGTAACACTTGAACAATATGCTAAATACGTGAAGGAGGCATAAAATGGAAAATGAAACTAAAATAAAAAAATCCTCACGCTCTTCAGAGACCCGTGAAAATAAAGTTCGTAAAAGAGGTTGGGTTCCTCCATCATCGCTTCAAGCACCCGAACCACCCGAAGGATGGCATCATCGTTGGGTTCGAGCTGAAATGCGAGGTATGACCGATGATAAAAATATCATGGGTAGACTTCGTTCTGGATATGAATTTGTTAGGGCAGATGAATTTCCAGACAGAATGGATTTACCAAAATACGAAGACGGTAAATACAAAGGTGTTATAGGAGTAGGTGGTCTTGTACTGATGAGATGTCCTATTGAAGTTAAAGAAGACAGAGATGAATATTTCCGTCAACAAACTCTTGGACAAAACGAGTCAGTCGAAAATGATTTATTCAAAGACGAACACCCTAGTATGCCTATTCATGCGGATAGGCAAAGTAAGGTGACTTTTGGTGGCGGAAAAAAATAGCTCCCTTAAGTCATTGAATAATAACTTAAGTAACTAAGGAGTCCGAAATGGCAAATATAAACAGTCAGTTTGGTTTCAGACCAGTTAAGAAAGTTGGAGCAGGATACAATGCATCTGGTTCTAATGAGTACGTAATTGCGAATAACGAAACCAACGCTATTTACCAAGGAGATCCCGTTGTATTAAATGCAAACGGTGCGATCTCAGTAGGATCATCTGCAGGCGCTGAGTTGATAGGGATTTTCAACGGTTGTTTTTATACTGATCCAACAACACAAAAACCAACCTTCCTAAATTACTATCCCGGTGCTGTTTTAGCAGACGATATCAAAGCCTATGTATTTGACGATCCTTCAACATTGTTTGAAGTGAAAGTTGATGATACTAATGGTGGTCAAGCACAAGTGGGTTCAAATGCGAACATCGCAACTTATGCAGCAGGTTCAAATACTTCAGGTATTTCATCTGTAGCATTAGACGGTGATTCATTTACCACAAATGCAGCAGCTAACTTCAGAGTAGTAAGCTTGTCAACTGATCCTGATAACAACGATTATGCAGCGGCAAACGCTTCGATCATTGTTAAGATCAATAAACATTCACTCTCTGACACAACAGGAATATAAGGAGTTAAATCATGGCAATATCAAGACAACAACTAGTTAAAGAACTAGAGCCAGGTTTGAACGCTTTATTCGGCCTGGAATATGACAAATACGAAAACGAACATGCAGAGATCTTTGATCAAGAGACATCTGAAAGAGCTTTTGAAGAAGAAGTAATGTTAGTTGGTTTCGGTAATGCGAGAACAAAATCAGAAGGTGCAGCAGTAACTTTTGATTCAGCTCAAGAGAGCTTTACATCTCGTTATACACACGAAACTATTGCACTAGCATTTGCTATCACAGAAGAAGCTGTTGAAGATAATCTTTATGACAGACTATCTGCTCGATACACACGTGCATTAGCTAGATCAATGGCATATACAAAGCAGATTAAAGCTGCTGACGTATTAAACACTGCCTTTGCAGCATCTGGTGCAGCAGGTACTAATCCTGGTGGTGATGGTGTTTCACTTGTGAACGCTGCTCACCCAACCGCCCTTGGTGGTACATTCTCAAACAGAAGTGCAACTGACGCTGACCTTAATGAAACATCATTAGAGCAAGCTTTAATTGACATTTCTCAGTATGTGGATGAAAGAGGTCTATTAATTGCAACTAGAGGTAGAAAACTGATCGTACCAGTTCAACTACAATTCGTTGCTGATAGAATCTTAAACTCACCAGGTCGAGTAGGAACTGCTGATAATGACATTAACGCATTAAGAAACATGAATATGATCCCTGAGGGTTATGTAGTAAACCACTACTTAACTGATACAGATGGTTATTTCATCAAAACTGATGCACCTAATGGCTTTAAGCACTTTGTAAGAACTCCATTATCAACAGCTATGGAAGGTGACTTCGATACAGGTAATGTGAGATACAAAGCGAGAGAAAGATACAGCTTCGGCTTCTCTGATCCTCGTTGTGTATACGGTTCACAAGGTTCCTAATCAGAACATTCCTCAAACAAGAAGGGCGGTTGTCTTTGACTCCGCCCTTTTTTTATGTTTAAATTAAACTTTATTAACCCCAAGACGCTTAGGCGACTACTTATAAGGAGGTAGACATGGGAACAACTACTTTTTCAGGTCCTATTAAGGCTGGAACAATTAAAGATACAACAGGTACTACTTTAGGAACTGATGTAAAAAATACAGGTCAGGTTGTAATGGCACAATCTGCATATATTGATATCACAGGTGCTTCTCACCTAAATCAAGTTATCGCAACAATTCCTGCAAATTCACAAATTACTGATGTTGTTTTAAACGTAACTGAAGTAAATGATGATACAAATGCAGCAACTGTTTCTGTTGGTACTATAGCTGATGCTGACGCATTTATTGCAACTGCAAACGTAAAAGCTTTAGCTACTACTTATGGAACACTTGATGCTGAAGCTTCTAATGTAGGTTCAACCGATATCCAAGTTGTAGCTGATTTTACAGGTACCGATGGTGATGGAACTACAGGTAATGCAACAGTGACTGTTAAATATTTACAAAATGCACAAATAGCAATTGCCGGTAACGTACCTGCGTAAGGAGTAAACAATGGCCTTCGATAGTGATATTCTCGTTAAAGGTGCCGCAGCAAACACTACTACTACAATCAATTCAATTCGATCCCGTTTAAAAGGATTTATTATTGGTGTTGATGCAGCTAGTGGTTCTGTTACTTTTAACGATGGAGGCACTGCTGTATTCAATGTGGCTGTAGTCGGTGGAACCTCAGACGTTCCAATGAACATTCCAGAACAAGGTGTACTATTTAAATCTAATTTAAATGTCACTACTGTGAATTGTACTTGCACCGTATTTTTCACTGGATAATGGCAGACAAACAACCTCCAAAAACAAAAAAATATTTCCGCTCCACTAAGAGTGGGGCGGGAATGACTAAAGCAGGTGTTGATCGTTATAGACGAGAAAACCCTGGTTCGAAGTTAAAAACAGCAGTCACCGGAAAAGTAAAACCTGGCAGTAAAGACGCCAAAAGAAGAAAATCTTTCTGTGCTAGAAGTGCAGGACAAATGAAAAAATTCCCTAAAGCAGCCAAAGATCCTAATTCAAGATTAAGACAAGCACGTAAGAGGTGGAAATGTTAAGTGCATTAAGAGGTTTCGATGTGAGAATGGATAGTAACAACATAAATGCCGCTCCATCCTTCCGTCAAGAAGGAGATATGGGAAGATATGTTGCTTTTAATGATCCTGGTCAACCAGGAGCAGGTTTTTCAAGTTATCAAGATTATTTAGATGCAGGAAATTCCCCAGTAAATCCCGGAGGTATTTTAGGCACTGCAATAGCTCCACCAATTGTTGATAATAGACCAAAATATAAATCTCCTTTTGAAAGTTATGATTTTATGAAAGGTTTTCAAGATTCTGAATTTTATAAAAAAGCTAATTGGATGCAACAAGACGCAGTCAACTTTAAATTTGATGGTAAAGATATGATGATGAATAGTTCTATGGCAGGAGCTTTACGACAGTATCTAGATTCAATAGGTAAGGGAGATTTAATACAAAGCAACTTAGTAAATAATGGTGCATTAGTAGGAACAAATAAACCTGAGGAAGTTGGTATTTTAGGAGATTTAGGTTTATTTGATAATCCAATAAAAGAAATTATAATGGGTCCAGGACCTGATAATATTGCAAATCAACCTTTAAACCCAACACCAATTGATAATACAGGTATTGGTTCCTTGACACCCACACCTGTCAACCAGATTCCCGAATCAAGTAGCATTGCAGGATCTATGACTTCCCCTTATCTAAATAATAATCAAGACTTTGATCAGTACCTAAATTCGTATATAAACAATCAAATTAATACAAGGATGAGAGATATTTTTAGTGGAATAATGAACATTTTTAAATGAAGCATGACTGGTTAATTTACATGGCTGCAATGTGTATGTTAATATTAACCCTAAGTTTAGTTTTAAGCGAGGTGTAAATGAAAGTAGATTTAAATCTTAAAACAATCGGTTTAATTATTACTATCATTACTGCCTTAATTGGTAATGTCTTTGTAGTAGGCCAATTCTATCAATCTCAGCAAGTTCACATGGAAAAGATGATGGTTCTAGAGAAAAAGGTAGAAGATATTTCTAATCTTTATGATGTTAAATCGTCTATTTTAAACTTAGAAAATAAGGTCATACAATTAGAATTTTTCTTAGGAATGTTAGATCCTAATAGTTGTGATAACCCTGCCAACGCAGGAAAGACAGATTGTAAATAAAATACAAAATGATATAAAAAACTATGCAATTAGATAAACTTAAAGATTGGGGCGGATTAGTAACAAGATGGATGCTCTTATTTGCTGCCGTAATTATAGGTTGGTCTAATTTAGAAAATAGAGTTACTAATTTAGAAGCAGATACTAGAGGAACTCCTCAATTATTACTTGAAATTAAACAGGATTTAGCTGTCATTAAAAATGATATTTCTTGGTTAAAAGAAAATATGCTCAAGAATGACAATTAGTAGAACTCAAATGGCTAAGCAAATAGCCAATCCTCCCTCTAAAAAGATAAGAAAAAAGAAGAGAAAAAAGATTGAATCAAAAATTAAGAAAAGAATTCAAAAAGCTTAAAAATTATCAAAAATTAATTTATGAAGATGTTTACCTATGGTCTAAACATTATTTAGAAGTCCCTAATACTCATCTTAATAACATGCCCGCTTGTCCTTTTGCTAAAAAAGCCTGGAAAGAAGATAAGGTTTGGATAGAAATAAGAAACCCAGACATAGGCTATCGAAGACAATTAAATAAACTCCTGAGATCCTTAGATTTTACCAAAAAAGAAATATTAATATTCTGTGATCCTTTTTTTCAAGAATTTAGTCTTAATAAATTCCAAAAAGAAATTGACTCTTTTAATAATAAATATAACCGCAAAGATATCTATTTTTTAGGTTTTCACCCGAAAAATCCACCTACAGAAGAAGATCAGGAGTTTCTTTTAAATCCGACAGGAGATACATCCGATTTACCTGATGGGAGGATTGATTTCTCTATGATGCTCATACAAAAGTTCTCGCAATTATATGAGGCTTCTGATAGATTAAAACGCATGGGATACTATGATAAATGGCCCCAGGAGTACTATGATGACGTAGTGCTGTCTAGACAAAACTTATATAAAAAGCTTTTTACGTAAGGAGGCTAACATGAGAAAAAAAATGGAAATGATGCGTGGTGGCGGCATGATGATGAAAATGCGTGGCGGTGGCATGGCTAAGAAAAAACAAGTCAAGAAAAAGACTAAAAAAACAATGAAGAAGAAAAAGTAATATGGCTACATCAGGAACAACAGATTTTAATCTTAATATTGATCGAGTTATTGAAAGAGCGTATAGACGAGCAGGTCGTTCTATGCGAACAGGATATGATTTAGAAGCAGCAAGAGATAATTTAAATCTGTTGTTTTCTGAATGGGCTAATAGAGGTTATAAGCTTTGGAAAGTTCAAAATACTTCCTCTAACTTAACAGCTAATACTAATGTTTACACAGCTCCTTCGGATGCTGATGATGTATTAGAAATGACTTTTAGACAAACTTCAGGAAGTACAGTAACCGATACAACCATGGAAAAAATATCTCGTTCTGAATATCAAAACATTCCTAATAAAAATTCTACCGGAACTCCCACTCAATATTATATTCAAAGAAATTTATCAAACGTACAAATTTACGTTTACCTAACACCTGATACAACAGACACTCAATTAAATTATTGGTATGTTCAACGTATCCAAGATGTAGGTGCTTATACAAATACAGCGGATGCTCCTTTTAGATTTTTACCCTGTATGGTATCAGGGCTCGCTTATTATCTTTCTCAAGAAATAAATCCTGCTCTTTCTGCTGAGTTGGAAAGAAGATATGAGTCAGAATTAGCCAGGGCAATTACGGAAGACTCTCAATCCTCTTCTGTCAATATTGTTCCTAAACAATTTTATGCAGGAGTTTAAACATGGCGTTTGCAGTTGGTAAATATTCAGAAGCAATATGTGATCGCTGTGGTTTTCAATATAAATATTTAGAACTCAAAGAAGAGTGGAATGGGCTACTTGTTTGTGAAGAATGCTATGAGCCAAAACATCCTCAATTAGAACCTACTTATGCTAGTGCCGATGCAGAGGCTTTACAAAATCCTCGACCTCAAGCCAGTTTACCGATGACTGTAGAAGTAGGAGCTCCTAATGATACCTATTTTAACAGTGATGGAATGCAACCTTCTCAACGCAGTAGGAACTTGATAATGGTAGGAAGTGTTGGTACAGTGAGTATTGTAATATCATGAACTATAGCGAATTATTAGATAATGTTAGAAGTTATACTGAAGTAGATAGCAATGTCTTATCTAATTCTATTATCAATGTTTTTATTACTAATGTTGAAAACAAGGTAGATAGAGCCATTGATAGTGATTCTCAAAGAAGATATGCCACTACGACATGTACAGCCAATAATGCTTTTTTAGATGTATCTGGCCCTGAAGGTGGCTTTCGTTTTGCTAGAGCTGTTCAATTAGTAGAATCAAGTGGTAATAGAGTATGGTTAGAACAAGTAGATACCACCTTTATTGATGAATATTCTGTTCAGAGATCCACAACAAGTGATACAGGACAGCCTAAATATTGGGCTAATTGGGATGCCACAAATTTAATTTTAGCTCCCACTCCTGATCAAGTTTACACCATAGAAATGTGGTATAATGAAACCCCGGAAAGAATTAGTAATACTAATACTACTACTTTCCTATCAAACAATGCTCCCGAAGTTTTATTGTATGGAACCATTGCAGAGGCATATTCATTCTTGAAAAATCCACAAGATATGCAATTATATGAAGCGAAGTTCACATCTGCTCTTAAGTTATTCGCTGATGAGCAAATGGGAAGAAAACGTAGGGATGAGTTTACTGACGGTGTATTACGAATTCCGCTTAAATCAATGGACCCAGGAGGTAATTAAAAATGGCAATTAACCAAGCAGTTTGTGCAACATTCAAACAGCAGTTGTTAGATGGCGACCATGATATCAGTTCAGATACTGTGAATCTCGCTCTCTATACAGCTTCTGCTAC